AGTTAAATCGGTTTCCGTATAAGTGCTACTGGTGTTACTCGTATCTGACCTGGTGCCTAAATCATGCTCTACAGTGCCGTTGTATAATCGTAAACCACCAAACGCCACATAACCCGAATAAGTAGCTGTTATAATTATCTTTTTTACTGGTTTCAATGACCCCGGAATCGCTACATACTTCTCAACATAAACCGACCTCAACTCCCCAGCGTCTGCCGCATGGGTTAACAGTAATGTCTTGTCATCGTCGACCGTTATGTCAGTCGCGGCAGTAGCTGAAGTCGTTCCGGCAGTGCCATCGTTGGTGTAACTGTATGCCGTAGATGTGGAGTGGTTATCCCAGATTATACCCGCAGTCGTACTACTCCCTCCACTCGGTGTCGCCCAAGTACCGTCGCCTTTCAAGAACTTAGTATTGTCCGTCGCTACGGGTGTCGTTACCATTCCCGATGCACCGGCAGCCGAACCATCAGCACCGGTGAAAGTCGATGCCGTTTTATTTAACTGTGCGGCTGTTGCAGTAACGGCAGCGGTCACATTGGGAAGTGTGTTCTTTAGAACATTTTTCACCCCCCGAATATGCTCGTCACCATCGCTGACGCTGTCCGTTGCCACGGGATTTGTGGCAACCAAATCGTCAACAAACTTATCAGTGCCGGTTAGGTCTTCAGTTGCCATATCGTCCTCTTAGCTTGCGGTTACAGTCACAGTAATTTGCAGAGTATCGCCGCTCAGAACAGAACGTGCGGCTGTGAAATCTACGATGCCGTACAACGTGCCAGTTGTTCCTGACGTAGCACTCGCTAAAAATGCCCCAGCGACTGTTGCCGTTGCGTTGATAGTGAAATCTACACTCGACGAGTTGGTCATTGATCCAGCGCTGGATGCACCTTCAGTCCACTCTTTCCGTGTTCCCGCGTAGCCCGCTGCTTCAGTCCATGAACTGTGCGACGCAAGTGTATCTGCTGCGGCTGCCGTTCCAGCACCTTTCAAACCAATGTACCAAGTCGTTACAGCAGTTCCGGCGTGGAACGAAGTATCCAGGATGTGATTCAACCCTTCTGTCGTGATCAAGTTATCTTTTTCTTCAGTCCATTTCACTTCGCCATCGGAGTCGACACAGGTCACTGACCAACGGTTATTTAAGTTAAGACCTATGTTGTTTTCTGTTCTCATTTTAATGCCTCCTTCGGCAATTACGGTTGTGTTGGTGTTGATCATTTTTCTACCTCATTCCAAGTTTGTGATGTTTGTTGTGTGTTTGACCAGGTGTCTGTCGGCGGGGTAACCGCTGCCCACGACGCTGCGGGGGGCGCTTCTGATTGTTGCCACAGATATTCGCCAGCGCTATTCATTCCGAGCGTGGCCCCAAGAGCAACAATATCGGTGTACCCAAAACCAGCGCCGGACAACTCTGTGCCAACATCGACAGGCATGAGCGCCGTAGCATTCAGTTGAGCGATTGAGCTAACCGACGAGTCGAGCGACAGACCAAAATCTGACACTCCCGCAAGTTGGTAGGCTGGGGTAATCGTCGCTGCGAGTGCGGTGCTGATCGCTGCGGAAACACTCACCGCTACTCCGGCGCTCTCTGCGAGGATCAATGTCTGTGACATCGCTATAGAATCAGACAACAACTTACCCGCCTGATCAGTCATTGTTATCGAACTCGATAAACTGACGCTATCCGGCATCAAATTAGCCGCAGAACTATCCGCGCCAACCGCTGCCGTGAGCGTTGTCGATTCCGGCATCTCGACACTACCAACCGGTGTGATGCTCAGACTGGTCGTGGCCGTTGCGGTTGTCGGATAAAGTGCGCTTACTGAGTCTGTAAAACTAAAGGTGCCAGCAAGTGTCGCGCCAGCGGCAAGCTGCTGACCACCGGTTGCCGTGTGTCCTAAACTCACCGAGTCGCTGATGCTGACCGGAATTGCGACCGTTGTGCTGTCTGAAAACCCCACCGAGGTGCTGACGGAAGCAGCAAGTGGTACTGTGATTTGGTTCGATGCACTCTGTCCGGCGTTAAGCGCTGCGGTCAGCGCCTCGCCCAATGTTGCCGTGTCGGCTACAGATGAACTCAGCGTGTTTGCTATCGTGCCGGAATCACTAACCGTTAGATTCGCCGCAGAGTCTGACGCTAACGTGGTGGGTAAATCCGCTGCTGCATCAATGATTGAGGTGTTGCTTTCTGACACACCCAAAGAGCCAGACATTGTGATTGTCCGAGCAAAGGTCTTAGCCGCACCGTCTCTGAAATCCAACTCACTGGTCATCGTAATCGAGTCTGGCATCACCGCATTTTCGGAGATGCTGGACGACAAGGATTGACCGAGACTTCCGGTAGCTAATAATTTGTACAGTACGCTGTTGGTCATACCGAGCGTATTCGATATGCTCGCAGCTTCGGCCAAAGTTAAAATGGCTGAGTTTGTAAAACTGAGTGAATTTGTAAAGCTGAAAGATTCAGATAAAGCTAAACTGGCTGAGTCTGTCGCACTGTAAGATCCAGAAATAATAGTGGATTCCGTCAAGGCATTTGCCCCAGACATCACGCCACCCAGCGTTGAGGCTGCGGTGATGCTCTCTGGCGCGAACATACTCGCGCTATCGGTGAACCCACCCGTACAAGCTAGGGTAATGGTGTCGGCGTAGGTCGTCCCAGCAGCAGCATCCCAATCACCACTGGTGATGGTTGCCCAAGTGTCAGTCGATGCTGCCCACGAACCTCTAGCCATCAGTAGGTCCTGTGTCTCGCTTTCAGGGTTGATGCACCGTATCGCGCACCGATGTCTTCTTTCTCTAACTCAGCAACAACCATGTCGTGGGCCTTGAGCCATAATCCAGTTTCTTCAGCATCTTTCAGATAGGGTGCGGCTTGAAGCAGAGCGCCATAAAGATATACATCTGGAGCCTTGTTTAATAACCAGTTGGTATCGGTATCTGCCGACATCGTTGGTATGTCTTGGTAGTATGCCAACTCCAGGGTATAGTTCTGATCTGGTGTCGGAAACACTTCTATGGTTGATCCCATCAAGGTGTAGTAAGCTGGTTCTCTCGCCGTATTGCCTAATCCACGTTCTTGATCCATCTGCTCAATGGTCACATATTCGAGTGACTTAGGGATCGTGACATTCAGTTGAATATTCCGAAGCTCTAAGAAATCTGACGGCAGATTACTAAACTGATTTGTGATACCAGCGGTTGAGCGCTGTATCATTTCCCGCACCCGCAATCTGCGATTTAACTTCGCATGAGCGAGGTCGATAAAGGTTGGAATCACTGAAGTCAGGTCGTCACGATTGAGCCAATCGGCGACTGCTGTTTTCAGTTCTCCGTAATTCGTTATTGCCATTACACTCTTCCAGGTCTAGTCCGAAAATAGCGGTTATCGGGATCGTTCAACCATGCCTTCATCTTCTTCTGGTCGTTTAGAATCCCTTTCTTCTTCAAGTCGAAATACACGTTCATCGGGATACTTGCAACCTTGCTCATGTCGCCGTATCGCGCCCGCTCGTCGGTGTCGTTGAACTGTGATTTGTTCGACTCAATAATATCTGTGACATCTGATGATGTCGTAATGACTGACTGATCGCTCGACGCATCATAATCGTGATACGTTTTAGTGCCGGTCATCTGGTTTTCACTTAGTAGTCGTTTAGCCATAATTAAAATGGGGTGGGGTTGCCCCCACCACACCTCATCTCCTAATTTAAGAAGTTGATAGATCAGCAACTAAGCCTAATCCTTTTTCGGTATCCACTTTTAAACCAAGCTCAGTGATTACCATGCGTTTCTCAGCATCACCGGTTTTGGCTAGTTTCACCTGTTTGATTGGACGTAAAGTCGCAACCGAACACAACTCTGGATCAAGTACGAAAGCATCTCTAGCGCGTTGGAAACGGTTAGGTACGATTTCCAAGTTACCAAAGTCCGAAACGTAAATATCAGCAGCACCAATAATAGTACCTGGCTTGTTGCCATCAATATTAAAACGCTGCCCCGCGATTCCAGAGAACCCTGAGATTACCGTTTTAACGTGAGGACCAACCATCACCATTGATGGTTTACCACCCTCGTTCCACATCGACTGAACGACGGTTTTCAACATCGCTTCGGTCATGGCACGTTGAGTACCGTCAGTTCTGGTAACGGTTGCAGACGTAGCGTTTGCACCACCAGTACCTTTGCTTACGTTGGTCGAAATCCAAGCGGGCAAGCCTCTTGATTTTCTAGCAACAGTCGTTGATCCGGCAGCCTGTCCTTGGTTGCTCAGTAGATTAAATTCTACGTCGCGTTTAAGTTCAGACCCAACTTTTGCAAGGTTGTAGGACAATTCTGATTTTCTACCCGCCGCGTCGATAGATTCTAAGCTATCAGCAAGTACAAAATCTTTACGCATGATCTGCGTGTAGTTTCCTACGCGAGTAGTCGGAGTGACAGCAGAGAATGACGAAATATCGTCGCCGTCCAATTGTGCATTCGCAGCCGCTGCCGAAAGTGCATCTTCTTGCCACTCGAAGTATGTGTTGCTTACGCTCTCAGAACGGATGTTACTCTGAAATGGAGTATCTTCCGGCGAGATGTTTTTTATTACATTCGATAGTTCCTCGCGGATACCAATCGAGCTGTAACGAGTAAAAGTGTTGGCTACAATGGCCATAATTAATTTCCTTTTAGTCTAGGTTTAGTTCCGCAATGTATTCACTCGCATTACGGACCGTTGGTGTCTGTTGAAATGTACCGGCGGCGTTTTTCACAGCAGCGCTTTGAGCATTGGGCGTATTGGCTTTCGATCCTGGGCGAACCGCTTTGCCCTTTTTCGATGTGGCCGCTTTACGCTTTTCTTGCACTTTCGCTTGTCCAAGGCTGAACAGATAAGATTCACGAATCGATAAAACGTGACCGGCGTAGGAGATTTGGTTTACCTGTTCAGGTGTAAACCTCCCACTATCGACCATCCACGTTCTCATCGCCGAAACGTCTTTATCTCGCACCTTCTCATCAGCCCACTCAGGGATCGCCTCCAATAACAATTTCTGCTGATCAGCCAGATGTTGTTTATATTGGACTTGTTGTCGCTGTTGGTTCTCTTGCATGAGTCGTTGCTTCTCAGCTTGGATTGCTTGCAGTTTCTTCGCTCTATCCTCTTGCTGTACGCGGTGTTGTCTTTCGAGTCGGGTGGCCTCAATCGGATCTGCGGCGTAGGCTGCGTTCCAATCAACTGGCTCCTCTTGTTCAGACAGTAGCTTCGCTTCGAGTTCAGGAAGTAGCGCAATATATTGCTGCTCTAACTGCTGTGTGTTCTGGATACTCGCTTGAGCCTCTTGGATCTGTTTCTCAACAGCCCTTCGTTGCTCGGCGACTTCCTGAGTCTTGCGCTGGTAATCAGACTGCCTAGAATACCCTTTGGTTAATTCATCAAGCGTGACCTCGACATCTTCACCGTTTACACGCACGGTATAGACATCGGGTTGCTCTTCTTCTTCCACAGGGTTTTGATCTTGCTCGTCTGTCTCGACTGTCTCTTCACTCGCTTCATAAACGAGTTCTTCGTCAGTCACGGATGCTTCATCAGCCACCGCTTCGACTTGCTCTTCTGGTGTGTCCATCTCTGGGTCCATTAAGCCCGCCATGTTTGATATTGCATCTGCTCCATCGTACAATCCAATTCCAGAATCTGGTGTGTTGGGTGTTGTCATCAGTGGTTCCTCTCAATCGTTAAATTATCTGCTTTCGCGCGTAATCTCGTTAGAATGACTTCCATCGAAATTGCGAGTCCATGCAGTTTCTCTCTTTCCTTGGTGTCTTCTGTTCTCATCCATTCCTGAAAAAGATCATGTTTGACTTCTTCCACGACGGTATTGAATAATTCATCATCGACGATGGTCGTTGCCTTCTGTCCTTCGTCGCGGATTTGTTGTTTGGTTTTATTCACCGAGTAACCCCTTCATAGGTATACCGTTACGCTCTAGCATCTCGATGTGATCGGGTGTGAACGATACGAAGTTGCGCGATCCCTGACCGGCTGCTCTTGACATACCGTCTAGGTATTTGATGCCGGGTATTCCGAGTGAATTGAGGTATTCGGATGCCAGTTCCTTCGGCGCTAAAGCTCTATTCATCTCCACCGGAAGACCTGGTAGTAACCCCTCCAGCCCAGCGGATGTTGTCCACCTGTAAAGGTCTTTACCGGTGAAGTCTTCTATATCTATTGGTAGGTCTGTCAATTCTGATATACCCTCTACATCCCTCTGTTTAAATCTATCTAGCACTGATTGCACACTACTTGTCTGCTCCCGCAGAGGCTTATCCCAATCCAACATCTTGTCGATGGTTTCGTCTGGGATGTTCATTTTGTAGAGGTATCCTCCAGGGATATCTACGTTTGGTGGGAGATCTCCGCTGGACACTTTAGACTTCACGTTGTCGAGGAACTTAAGGTAAGACTTCGCCGTACCATCATTGATGGGCCTTGTCCCACTTATGCGGTAGGCCCGCTCGACGGCACCAAGTACATCGCCCCCGCTATTCGCCAAATCCTTCGTAAAAGTCCAAGAGTTTCTTATCGAATCCAAGTCGCCAATATCTCTGAGACTGTTATCGTTAATAAATCTGTCTGCTTCGTATTCAGCATTTTCACGGTTGAGTCGCTTTCTATAGTCCTCACCAACACCCCTCGCTTCAGCAGAATAGAACCCATGCCCATAGGCTTGCGCTCCTTCACCGGTTCCCATTTTCGACAGGTCTGGATGAACCCACTTATGTGGCGAAGCATGCCACGCTATCCCGCCAACCCCCGCGCCTTCGCGCAGCAGTTGTTGCCCGATCTTATAAGGATCATTCTCAGCTAACACCGGAAATGCAGACAGCAGCCCTTGCTCGATATTGCCACCCCAGTTACCCAGCAGACCTGACATAGCCTCACCGAGTGACGGTGGGTTGCGCTGGGAGTAGTCGTTGACTAACAACCCAGACATCTACCGAACGCCTCGACCGGCTTGAATACCTTTAATCATTTCTCGATCGCGATCTACGTCAGCGCGGATCTGTGCGACGTTGACGGTAGCGCCGTTCTTGCTCTCGATCTCAGCCGCTCTCATGTGGATATCCACATCCAACTTGTCACGCTCCAGGTCATCTTTCCGCATCATCTCGTCACGCTTCAGCTCCAGCTCTGCTGCTTTCTTCTGAATGTCTGCCTGGATGCTCTGCGCCTGAACTTCAGCCAGTAATTCTTCTGCTGACTTCTTCTTGTTCTGCGCGGCTTCTGGTGGCACTAACGGTTGGCCATCTTGTAGCGCGTTGACGAACATCGATGGGTCTTTAAACCCACTCAACTCGACGATCTTAGCCAGCGTATGACTATATTGTTTAGGTGACACTAGCGCGTTCACCGGTCCGAGCAACTTCATCAGCTCTTCTTGTTTGCCAGCGATCTGCGACAGTGCAGCGATCCGCTCTGTGTCCGTTCCCTTACCGAGGGCTATATTTGAAGAAACATCCATGTCAGCATTCCATGAGCGAGGATCGATTGGTACAAACTGGTTGTTCAGTCTTGTCATCCGCTCTTCATCCTGATGATTCACAGTCAGCTTCAATATCCCTTTGAATAATTGTTTCATGCCGGTTTCGGCAAAGATACGCGCGATCATTTCGATGTGCTGTTGTGCCTGACTGACCGTCGCTTGAACTGCTGACGCTGTGCTTGATTGAAGCGCTGAAGCGTCTAGCCCAGCGGCTGCTTTAGAAATGCCGGTACGGTTCTCGCGCAGTTCATCGAGATATTGCATCATGGGAAAGGCTTCTTTACCGACGAAAGGCATGGCGAACGGTTGGACAGATCCAGCGCTTCTCATACGGATGATCGCGCCCACCTCGGTATTTAAAACATCGTCGATATTAGCCTGACCTTCCACGATAGCTGTTCTTGGGTGGATACTCATCGCCAAACTGTCGAGCATATTCCGTAAAACGGTCGATTTAGTCTTTTGGATGTCCATCACGGAATCAGCCACAGACATTCCAAAGAACGTATGCGGTTCTGGGTCGGGGCAGAAGGTTGCAAACGGGATATCGGCAACTGGCTCCCAGAACAACACCTTATTAGATGGGCCAATGGAGCAAACTTTGATCAGTTCGGCAATTCCATCACCATCCATGTCGGCTTTTACATAACTCTCTGTGTAGTGAACTTCACGCGCGGCATCATCTGAGCGAGTCGCTTGACCATAGCTCTGACTCTCTTGCCGTGCCGCAAGCTCATCACTCCAGCTTAGTACATCAGAGTCGCCAGCGTGTTCCAGAATCTCTTCTTCATCATAGCCTCTAGCCACCAAGTCGCTAACGGTAAGCACTGTCCGATGAGCGACAATCGTCGCGTCTTCCAATGTCTTAGCATCTCGGTCGATCAGGAACTCTTCGGGCGGGACCGCTTCGACTTTGACTCGACCTTTGTCCACTCTTCTAGTTACTGTTGCTTCAATCGAGGGCATTCCGATGGGTTGGCCCATCTCATCCATCTCGACCGCTATTTCTGAAGAAGCGACCTCAACTTGGGGATCAGAAGCCAAAAACTGCAAGGCTTCTGGATTGAGGCCGCTAAAATGCTCAGTGGTGACTTCTATAGATTCCTCATGCCAGTATTTTGCAATCCCAACCTTACGAACCAGAGCGTCTTTAAACACGCTCTGTAAAATAAGGAACCCTGGGTTATCCTGGGTGAAAATATGGTTAATATAGTCGGTGGCTTGTTCAGCTTTTGCTACATCTTCGGCGTTTTTCGGTACGAACTCCACCACCTTATCGGTAGAAAAGAAGATTCGCATCAGTGATGGCATAATCGCGCCAATTGTATCCCTGACATCGAGCGAAACGATCTGAGAGCGGCCATCTTCCTCGTTACCAAAGCGCTCACCCTTATAATACTTGGTAGCTTTTGCGCGTTCTGGGCCAATCGTGTTGTCGATGAAGTCGACTGCTGAACTTATTTCGGAGGTAATGATGGATTGAAGATCGTCTTCTGAGAGTGGTTTATCATCATTTTCGATGACCTCCAGCTCTTCAAATTCACCTTCAGATGAGGTTTCGTACATAGATAACACCAAAATAAGCCACTGGTGGGACTATTATACGCCTGTTGTTGCGTATCAACAACAATGTGTTGTTTTGTAACAACAGAGTTGTTGCTCAAAAACAACAATGTGGGGAGACATTAATTTTTAATTCTGTCAATGAACAGATTTCTGTTCACACGAATGACTGGGTCACAGAACTGTAGCCCAGTGGTTTTCCTACACTATTTTGTGTTAGAAAATGCCGACAGGCTTGTCGGGAAAAAGTAGGGGGTAATTCTCCCCCTAAAAAAGGGGGGATTTTTCCCCCGATTTTATCTCAGGCATTAAAAAGCCCGATTGATGTTCTCGCATCAATCAGGCTAAGCGTCTGGTGTTATGCTGTTGGCCAACAAACATCGACAGTTACTATACTACACCCTTAACTGCTCTTTTCAATGGTTTCTTCCACTGCACTGAATGCTTTGAGCCAAAAGTAGCGGTTGCAGCATCCGATGCTAAAGTTAGACAGATCGCGTCGGCTTTATCAGGACTTGGCAACCCTCTTTTACGCATTTCGTCCTTACTTTCGATCTTCATCTTACCGCTGGAGGTGAATTGGTACCTGGGCGACACTAATTCAGAGAACAGCGCACTATCCACTGGTAGTTTACAGTCCTTCGCTGCCAACCAGTCCTTCAGCTTGAACCACAACTCTGCCCGCAGATTCAAATAAGTACCACTCATCGAACTAGCCTCACCCACATTGATCCCTCGGACCGGTAGATCCAGCTCTTGCAGTCGATCTACCACACCAGCGCCTAATCCAATACTATCTACCAGTATTTCAGTTGGCCGCTGCCTAGGGATAAGATTATTATATTTATCCACAACCCGACCGGTTAACTCCATCAGACTCAGACCCTTCCAGGATATTAGCTCTGTTATAGCGTTACCGTGCCGTATGGCAAGAACACTACTATCGGCCCCGAACCGTGCCACATCCAAACCCCAGATAGGCACCGTATCGGGATCACTCTCGATGTCCCTTTTCTGAGCAGACTGGACCGTATCGGCTGAAATAACGGTGTTGTCTTCTTTTAAAGGAAACTCACCAAGCACACGGACCCTAAACTGGTTGCTCTCCGCGCCATACTTTACTTCCATCTCCCGAACGAACTCATCACTCACTCTTGGGGAAGTGATACAGCTAACGTGCATGGTCTTCCAATCTGCCTTAACCCTGTGGTGGGTATCGTAAAACAGGCCACTCGACCGCGTGGGGTTCCCCAATAATACAGTCGTAGCGCTGTGTCCTGACATTGAGCCACTTGCTGCCTCGAACACCTTCTCATCTATACCCGATGCTTCGTCACAGACCAACAATACATTCTGACTATGCACACCCGCCAAGGCTTCCGGTGTCTCTGCCCTTGCCGTCCTTGCAGATATGAACGCTTCACTTGGCGCTGCTTTAAGCACCACCCTGTCACTCGTTACCTCAAACAACTCACCAACGTATGGCGGTAAGTTGCGTATCCAGCTTTTAAGCTCTGCAAACAGGGCATCGAACAGTTGAGATGACGTAGGTGCAGTGACCACTATTTTGCATGGAAACCTTGTCGTCAGATACCACACCATTGCCCACGACGCTGCGGTACTCTTACCCGTACCATGCCCAGATCGAACGCTGATCTTCCTCTCGCCACCAGCGATATAGCTTAGAAACTCAGCTTGCCACTCATCCGGGTGAACACTTAAAACATCTTTCACAAACTGATTGGGTTCATCCTTGTACTTCTTGATGAAATCTATATATGGATTACTGCTCATGGTGTGAAAGTCTCATTACCCCCAACGTAGTTGATGGTGGGGCCGTGACTTGCGCTGTCGTTTAACCACTCAATCATAGTCTCCCTCTTATATGTAGGAACCGTTATCTTCACAGGCCCATCGTCGAAAAAGCAAATATCTCTATCCCTGTCGCGCCACTTTAAATCTTCGTAGCGAAAGAACGCAGCCTTCTTAGTTCTGAACCACTCTCGTTTATTACTACAATTACTCTCTACACACACTTCATCCGCATACTTCAATAACCATACTTTCATATCAACGGTACTCCCCTCTTGCTCTGCGCCTAGTGATTGATTCTTTAACCTGGTGTGTCATAACAAACTTCTCCTTACCTATCGCGGGTGTCCACTTACCCTTCTCATCGACCAGTATACGCCTGACGGTGTTCCGACTGATGGGATCGAACAAAGGTATATCATTCAGCTTCACCACAATCTTATCATAGGTCCACTTCAACTCATTCCTGAACTCCCGCATACGCCGTACTGCCATTGGATACCAGTCCTTTTGCCGAAGGTGTGCCTTCTTACCCTCACCGACCACATAGTGGCCCCAAGGTGGCTCGCCGCCAATGAACCCCCCTTTAGCGCGTTTCGCCTTGCGGCCATCGTGTAAGCGTTTACAGATAAGATTACGCTCAAAAGCCGAGAAACTGAGCATCAAATCGAACACCAGCTTACCCATTGGATTGTTCGGATCATTCAAATCGCCAAACCCAGCTATGATCAGTTTTACACCCTGTTTGCGCCAGGTATCTATCGTCTGCTGACCATCCAAAGACGACCGGAACAGGCGATCCAGTGCCGTAACAATTATCGCATCCCCCTTCTCCAGATGAAACTCGAAGAGGCTGCCATCTTTTCTGTCAAACAGCGGGACCGTGCCAGAGATCTGATCGAAGATAACCTCTGGATCAGGGAGGCCATGCTGCATCGCCAGACCCTTCGTGATTCGGATCTGTTCCTCTGGGGATGTGCCATCCTCTTGGTCTTCAGTAGACACTCTGGTGTACGCGATTACTCTCATTGCTCTGGGGTGTGGGTATTGAGGGATTTGATGTATTCCTTTATCTGATCAATGTGTTCTTTTTTGACCCATACCACTAGTCTTGCGAAACCATTAGCCTTCATTCTCGCAGTATGTGCCAACTGATTTACTCTGTTTTTTTCTGGTTTATTATTTCCCACGAAACTCCCCCTACTTGATTGTGTGAATTACATTATCAGTTATATATAACTAAAAGTACATAGAAATTATATATTTTATTTTTTAGGAATGGGGTATGCGGTGTGCGTGAAAGGGTACTACATATAAATACCCCCTGGTCAGCAATCAAGGGGGGTCAATTTCAATTGGAACGGTCGTTCCAGGACTGCAGAACGTAAGTCATTGATTTATAAGGCTTTTTACTTTCTTGTTTCGTCAGGCGTTTTAACGCCTGATGGAATTAGTACTAAATAACTGGCCTGTAACCTGTGGATAAGTGGCTCTAAGCCGCCTGGTTCCTGGGTTTATTAGTTTAGTTATCAGTAAACCTTACCAGGTACCCTGTTGTAAGGTACAGGGTTATATCGCTCATGGTGTGAACTATTAAATAAGTATAAGAAAAGCGTCGATAATGGTTGTTTTAGTTATGCATAACTGTTAGTGTTAGTTATACATAACTAAACTATTAAAGGTGATTATATGAATGTTAAAGCGTTAGATATTGCGGAATTGTTAGTTGTAATTTTTGCCGTCGCGGTAATTATTACAACAGAACATACCATTATATAAGGAGTAGATAACATGAACCAAGAACTAAACGAAGAGCTAAAAGAACACATAAAAGACACGGTATTAACTAGTTATGACAAAGATAGCACCAACTTTGAAGACTTACATTTTCACGCCTTTAATGAAGACTATTACACTGTCTATTATTACCAAGCGGAACAGTGGCTAAAGAAGCATGATATTAGCGCCTTTGAAGCCGTCGAAACAGTTCACGAGTATGAGCGTGACAATTTCGGAGAGGTGATAACAACAGATATAAACTCCGTTAGTGTCGTGAATATGTACGCTTATATAAAAGGAGAAGAAGTAATAAGCAGTTTAGGCGTTGATCTAAACGATATTAGACAAGCTAGATTATTGGAGTTATTAAAATGATACACCCAACAAATAGACCCGACGTTTACCAACATTTAATTTGTGTTGATACTGTAAAAAACCCTAATAAAGCCCTACTTGGTGGCGTTTCATACCTTGAAGCGCTTCAAGTTCTAAAAACTAAGTTCAACTATACCGATAACGATATAAATAAACTGGAGTTATTAAAATGAATGATATTAAGTGGAGTAACGAAATGGTAGAACCAAATAAGATACTAGGGCTAGCGAAACTAGCCGCCACTAAAGATGTTAGATACTATCTAAATAGCATCTACTTTGATAAAGGGAAACTAATTGCCACAAACGGCCACGTTCTAGGGATATTAGAAACTAAACTGAAAAGTGACAAGAGCTTTATAATTCCAATAGAGCTAATTAAAAATATCAAACGCTCTACTAGAACCGAATCACGCTTAGTTAGTATTGATATCCACGAAGACAACACTTTTAAAAATAACACTCAACACATCATAGAGATATCCCAGGACGGGGCCACATATACCGCCCCAAGTATCAACGCCAAATTCCCTGATTATATAAAGCTACTTCCCGATGCTTATGAACCTGAAGCAGGGTTTTATGATATAGCGCTAATATCTAAAATGCACGAAGCTCTAAAATTGATAAACCCCAAAGGTATTCATGCGCTAATATCAAGCAGTTTAGAATCAAGGGGCGGTATTATTAAAGCGGTTGATTTTACCGGACTCATTATGCCGGTTAGATTAGAAAAACACGCTAAAACATGGAGTGGTTACACGCCTTGATAATATTATATATATAACCTAATAGATATTAGTATCTATTAGGTTATCTTTTTATTATCTTTTTATTATCTTTTTATTATCTTTTTATTATCTTTTTATTATCTACCTATTATCTTTTTATTATAAATAACCGGAGTTAATACTATGTCCGAATCAACAGAATCAACAGAATCAACAGATCAACAGGATCAACAGAATCAACAGATCAACAGGATCAACAGTAATCGACCTCGGATCGCTATGCGTACATTGCCCGGGAGAACGGCTATGAGTAGAAAATACTATGGTTTTGAATTCTGGGATGGTCTCAACACCACAACCGGTGAACCAAATCAACGAACCGGCAGAATGAACATTGCCGGTGATTTGAAGATATTCGATAGTGAAATTGATCAGTATGCTTGGGTCAACTACTCGTCTACACGAACTCGCGTCACCCTCTACAGGCGGCATGTAAGAGATTATTTTCTCGGAATGTCACTCGCTGCATTTAACGAAATGCTAGAAAATCTATCAGGAGATCAACAATGACTAAATTCTACACCGTATGGACACCTAAAAGAATAGCCGATTTCGTAACTGAAGGTGCTGTGAGAGAAGGTGGTCGCATCTGTGAGGAACATCAGCGTGAGTGTGATGCCTTATCGGATGCTTTCAAACTAAATCAACAGACAGCCGGATCACTAGGATATTACTGCGTGATGGTAAAGGAGAATAACAATGTTTAAACCTCCACAAAACAATTACGAAGCTATGGTGTTAGGACTTCAACTAGCACTAACAGCGCCAAGCGATAAGGTCAACACGATGACTGTCATGTGCCAAACCCTCGCTGAAAAAGTATCAGAATCCGAATTGAAAAGAGCAATGGCCGAAGCGCTCAAAATAATGGACGAAACCACTCAACACTAATCAACAGGAGAATATCAAATGGTAAAAAAAGATGACGAAGTGCAAAGCGCAAAGAATGCAGCGCTCAAACTTGAAGACTATAAATGTCTAAAAGATTTTGCTGACGAGTACGTCAAGCAAGTCCCTCTAAACGAGGTTATGGAAATGGCCCGATGGGATTTTGAAGCAACCCTTAGTGGAGGCACTTGCGCTAGTGGGGTTGAGGGTATGGAAGAAATATTATCAAGGGTTAAGGACTACCCCGAAGACAAGTTGGTGGAAGTGAGACGCTTAGTAGGTCTATCGCCATACCCCTATTTTAAAGTTAAAGACTTAATCAAAGAACTACAACAGTTCGACCCTGAAGTGCCTGTAGTTCTAGCCTGTAACCAAGGAGGTACCTACGAAATTACCTACCCCCTAGATGGTTCATCGAATCAGGACTATACAGGTGTGGGTCGTGTTGAACTTAACTTTGAAATGGAACAAAAATAAGGAGAAGAATAATGCCTAAAATCCCAAAGACCAAAGCAGATAGAAAAGCCGACAAAAAAGCACTTAAAAAGGCTATGAAAAAACACATCGCCAGACTCAGCAGTATCCGAAATGAGTTCTGGTATAACGAGGGTTGGGTATCGCTTGAAGATTTCCAAAAAGCATCATCATCAATACACACTCTGGAAAACAAACTAAGAACCGTAGGTATCCAGGATAAGTGGATTACCGATGATGACTTTGCCGCTTTAAACAAATCAACAGAACCGGAGGTGAGTGATGAGTAATGGTGTTTATGATGCTAGGATGATGCCTGAGACAGCTATCAGAGTGTCAAGTACGCTCAACAGTATATATGTATGCTACTATTTAGACCCATCAGACATGATTAACGACTTATTAGATGAGGACTATGCCGATCTTTGTGGATATTGTGGTGGTGAAGATAAAATATCGTTTGATAATTTAGCGAATTGGTACGGTGGTTACTTCTCAAATGCTATAGGGATGACAACTAGCTGCCGCGTCATCAAAGGTATCAATAAAATAGCTAGAAGTAGATCAGCCCACGCCATAAGTGAACTGTACACACTATCCTATCCCCAACTGAGAGAATTAGCAGAAATACTAGGAGTTACCGGTAGGCAAATCCCAACGGATAAAGACGATCTACGAAAGTCGATAAGAAGTAAAGCTACCAACCACTTTTCAGACACACTGATGAGGTTCGCTGATAAGTTCGAGGAATTTGATGTTGAAAATAATTACGGTGAACATACACATAATTAATCATCCTCACCATCAGAATCAACAACCTCTCCCTCAATCACGTTGGGAGAGGTCAATTCCTTCATGGCACTCAAATGCTTATCATTCAGGTTAGTAACATTTATGTCATGCCGCTGACTTTTACCCCACCGCTCACCATCGAGCTTTTCCGCTAACCACTTTAAGTTATCACTAGCTGCTCTGCCACTATTAGCATCGATCTCACCACGCAACACTTGCCAGGTGACCTCTTCAATCTCTTCTACTTTTCCGTAGGCTTTAGCCCTCAACGCCAGTTTCCAACGATCTTCCAACGCCTCAGACCTGTGTATCTGTCTGAGCGTTTCGCCATAAGGCACACCTGTAACAGCAGAATATTCACGCAGCGACAACCCTCGATCAACCATTCCTTCAAATAAATTATTCCAAAACTCTGGTTTTCTGAAAACCGCAGCCTTCTTCTCAGAACTAAGTATTCTCTTCCGTCTACCCTCATTCTTCATCGCGCCACCTCAAATCAACACATCTCAACACAACCTAACACCACTCAACACAAGTCAACACATCAACGCTCCCAAGGCTCTTTCATCACACCCACATCAACAGCATCAATAAACGCCGTATACGCCGCTACAGCGCTCCTAGCCTTGATTAACAGCTTTTCCTCGTCGGCCACAAACTGTGCCACTTCATAAAACTGACGATTAGCCGCAGCAACTCGTTTAACTAAATCGTGAATAGCGTCATTCATCCTTAATATCCTTATCGTTGGTGAACTATCTCAACCCCATCATCAACACGATAATCGCGATCACATTGATAGCAGCGGTAAATCTTCATACTATATAGCCTAATCATCGGTGTACCACAAAAGCAGACATTATCCTTTCGCCTTCTTTCTTCAGTAGGTTTAACCCACTTATTCAACCATTCTCTCATTTTCGTTTCCCCATACCATAGTCATCGGGCAGTTCCAGTTTCTTCAATCTACTCAAATACCACTCGGCTTTTTCGATGTCCTGGAGTGGATTTCCTTTATGCTCATAGCGCCATAAATACTTCAACACCTGACCCTTTAAAAACCCCTTAAACTGCGCCTCGCTCATCGACGCTTCAATAGCCACAATACACTCAATTTTCGAGTGCGTATAATGCGTTGGTCGGTTCACTAAATCCTCTGTTTTCTCCATAGCCACCACATCACTCATCCCAATCAACCTCGTCAAATAATCCTGTTATCACCAAAACCCCAAGACCAATCGTTATAAAAACTGGCGCTAAAAGTATCCCCACTAACCACCCCACCAAACTCATCCCTACCACCTCACACTGCTATTCTCATCTTCTTACCCCTATTTTCCATCTTCTTACCCCTATTTTCCATCTTCTTACCCTTCCGATAAAAGCCAAATCTTCTTACCCTTCCAAATCTTCTTACCCTTGTGGATAAGTCGAAGAACTCAGCTATAGCTGAAAAGTCAATTCCAAAAAGCCCACCATATAGTAAGGGTAAGAAGGGTAAGAAGATTAAGGAATACCCCCTCAACACTCATCTTCTTACCCTTCTTACCCTACCCCCCCCTAGATTGGCTATTTTGTGTGGAAATGGGGCATTCTCATCTTCTTACCCTTCTTACCCTTCTTACCCTTTATATTCATTCTTACCCCTTTTACCCTTAAATTTCTAAAACTCGTCTAAGATGGAATAAACGATTGGTCTTCCGTGTTGTCCACTCAATCGCGCCATATTCCACACCTTTTTCACCTTGGCAAAATCACCACCATAGTCGGCTAAAATGCGCCTGACACGCTTCGCATTTCGACCATACGTTTCGTTCATAAATTTGACGATATTCACCTGGCT